AAACACAAACAATGACTAGTAAGTCTACATTTTCACGTAGGTTAACTCAAGGAGATTTTGTATATGTACCAACCGGAGTATATCACGTAGCTTTACCTGATAGTTCACGTGTTGGATTTTCTTTCGGTTGGTAGAACTTTTTTTCATACCGGCTATGTACATTTAGTATAGCTGACACTATATAAATAATATCGGAATGCGAAATAATTCGGTTCCATTTAATTCTTGCTTGTAAAAAGGAGATAACTATGACAGGCGTACAATCACTATTTCCCCGTTCATCTTTTGTTGGTTTTGACCACCTACTTAATGAATTAGATTATGTAGCAAAGCATTCGAACGATCATTATCCTCCCCACAATATTCTAAAGACTGGCGATCAAGATTACTTGATTGAACTAGCGGTGGCTGGATTTACGAAGGATGAGTTGTCAATTGAAGTTAAAGACAGAACATTGACAGTAACGGGTGAACACGTATCAAAGGGTCGCGAGTATATTCATCGAGGTATTTCCACGAAGAAATTCAAACGCACCTTTAGGCTGTCTGAGCACGTACACGTAAACGGAGCAGACATCAAGGACGGAGTATTGTCAATTGAATTGAAATACGAAGTTCCTGAAGCACTGCGTCCTCGTAAAATCGAAATCGGTCATTACGAGGAATTAACAAATGACACAGACACTAAACAACTTCTTCAAGAAGCTAATTAATAACTATCAGATGGCTAAAGCAATCAGACAAACAGAACATGAATTGCGCAAGCTAACTGATGCAGAATTGAACGATATTGGTATTTCAAGAGGTGATATCTATTCTATAGCTAGACAAGATATGGATATGAAACAATCACATCTTATCTCTCCTTTTAACCCTAATCTAAAAGGATTTGTCTAATGGCTTTTTTAGTAGATACAGTCACTATCGATCATCGTTCAAGATTCCAAAAACTTTGGGCTGGTTTTATGAACTGGTGCGAAGTAGTTGGATATAGCAGAGCAGCTACCCATTTTGCAATTCAAGGTCAACACGACCTAGCTAAGAATTGCATGATGCAAGTTGCAAAGCTGAAAAGCTGATAGAGAAGCACAGCTAAGGGGCTGTAATGGCCCCTTTGATCACAACACAGACACAGGAGAAATAATATGTCTAATCCTTATCAAATCCGTACTGACGTTCTAGCAATGGCAAAAGACATGCTAGACAAACAATACGAAGGCCAAATGAAGATGGCCCAAACCATGTATGATATTAACAAAGAGAACATGGAATTAGCCCAACAAGCATGGAACAAATATATTCCTAAAATGTATACTATGGAAGAGGTTATGGAAAAAGCGAATGAAATGTATTCGTTTGTATCTGAGAAAAAATGATATTAAGTGATGGTAATACACAAATTACCTATTTTAAAAATTTTCCTACTGATATAAAAAACATTGGTTTATCGTTATCAGGAGGAACTGACTCGGCTCTGATTCTTTTCTTATTAACAAAGATGATAAAGGAAAGGAATCAGAGCTCATTTATATATCCAATACATGGTTATGATATAGCACGTAAAAACGTGCACAGCTATGAAGCAGCACAGGCAGTCATTGATCGTGTAAAAGACTTACTAGACGATACCACAATCATACAGCCACCTCATATATTTGCTTATAATAAAAAACTTCCTATAACTAAAGATGCCTATCACGCAGCTAATTATGAATATATGCATCGTAGATACAATATACCATTTATTATTAGAGGCATAACTCAAGGAATGCCTGATGATGATAGACCGCTAACTAAAGGCGATGGCGATTCAAAAGAAATTTATAAGTTTGCTACTGAAACGTTTATGTTACCATTTGGCACAGTAGATAAACGGTTCATAGCTCATCAATATAAGGTATTCGAATTAGACTCTCTATACAAAGTTACCTCTAGTTGTATAGCAGATTCACCAGAACCTTGTAAACAATGCTGGTGGTGTAAAGAAAAATATTTTGCATTTAAATCATACGATGGCTGTGTACAATAGATAAAAATTATGATAGAATACACTTAACGGAGGTATTCACTTTGACATTCTACACATCAGTTAACAGATACGGCAATTCTATCCTCTACCGTGGATATACAGATAACGGTACGGCTATAAAACAAAAGTATAAGTTTGAGCCATCATTCTTCTACCCTATTCGTGAACAGACAGTCTTCAAGTCTTTCTATGGTGAGAACCTTCGGAAAGTAAAGTATCCTAGTATGGCTGCAGCCAAACAGAAGATGGAGGAGATGACTGGCATCGAGAACTCTCGGATGTACGGTACTAAGAACTTCATCCATCAGTTTATCACGGAGAAGTTTCCTAATGACATCACTTTTGATATGCATCATGTTAATGTGGTTAATTTCGATATCGAGGTCGCTTCCGACGATGGTTTTCCTGAACCTGAGCATGCTGCTTATCCTATTATTTCTATTGCTCTAAAGTCTAGTAAGTCCTCTGTCTATCAGGTCTGGGGACTCGATCACTATGATCCATCCAAAACTGAAGTAGATATGAAAGGTGACCAGATTCAATATCATTATTGTGAGTCTGAGACTGAACTACTTGCCAAGTTCCTTGCATACTGGACTAAGAACTATCCAGATGTTATCACAGGTTGGAACACACGTTTCTTTGATATTCCATACATTGTAAATCGTATTGCAGGTATTGGCACTGAACAGGCAGCTCGGACTCTATCACCATGGAATCTTGTTAACGAAAAGAATATTAACTCTCGTGGCCGTACTTTGCCTGCCTATGAGATTGTAGGTATCCAACAGGCTGACTATCTTGAGCTGTTTAAGAAGTTTGGTTATTCTTATGGACCACAAGAATCTTATAGACTTGACCATATAGGCCAAGTAGTGGTTGGAGAAAAGAAGCTATCCTACGAGGAACACGGCAACCTGTACACACTATATAAAGAAGATCACCAGAAGTTCATTGATTATAACATCAAGGACGTACAGCTGGTTGACCGTATTGACCAGAAGATGGGATTGATTTCTCTTGCCTTAACTATGGCATATAAGGGTGGCGTAAACGTACAGGATACGTTTGGCACTACTGCCATATGGGAATCGATTATCTATCGTCGTCTGATGAAGAACAATATCGTATGTCCTCTTGAACAGATTGAAAAGGTTCCATACAAGACAGTAGGTGAACGTGTCTATGATGATGGATCCACGGCTGATGCTGTGATGGGTGGATATGTAAAACCTCCACAGGTTGGATCACACGATTGGGTAGTATCATTTGACTTGAACTCTCTATATCCTAATATCATTGTTCAGTCTAATATCTCGCCAGAGTGTTTCCTACACGATCAGACTATTCGTTTCCCACAAGGACCGGACTATTATCTGAACGAACACAATCGATTGCATAAGATTAGTAAAGAGTATTCTGTATGTGCATCAGGTATTCCATTCGCTAAAGATAAACAAGGTATCATTCCTGAAATCATTGTTGACTTTTATTCTGAACGTAAGTCGGTCAAACGTGAGATGCTTGACACTCAGTCTGAATACGAGAAGACTAAAGACAAATCACTTGAGTCTAAGATTAATCAGCTTGAGAATAATCAGATGGCTATTAAGATCCTGCTCAACTCATTGTATGGTGCACTCGGTAATAAGTGGTTTAAGTACTTTAATTTTGCTCTCGCCGAATCAGTCACACTGACTGGTCAGACTGTTATTCGATGGGCAGAACAGGCGATCAACAATGAAATGAACAAGCAGCTGGGTACTGATAAAGACTATGTAGTTGCTATTGATACTGACTCTGTCTATATTAACATGGGCCCTTTGGTTGAAAAGTTTTCGCCAAAGAATCCAGTCAAGTTTTTAGACAAAATCTGTCAAGACCACTTTGAAGTTATTCTCAAGAATGCATATGATCAGTTCTATCATGTAACTAATGGTTATACGCCTCGGATGGAGATGGCACGTGAGGTTATTGCTGACCGCGGTATCTGGACTGCCAAGAAGAGATACATTCTGAATGTACACAACTCTGAAGGTGTTCAGTATGCAGAGCCTAAACTGAAGATCATGGGTATTGAGGCGATCAAGTCTTCTACTCCTGAGGTCTGCCGTGATAAGTTCAAAGAGATCTTTAAGGTTATTATCAATGGCACTCAAGAGGATACTCATAAGTTCATTGCCGACTTTAAGAAGGAGTTCTTTCAACTTGATCCAGAGCTGGTGTCCTTCCCTCGGTCTGTTCAAGGTCTTGACAAGTTCCGTGATAGACTGAGCATATATAAAAAGGGTACACCAATTCATGTCCGTGGTTCTCTGCTGTATAACAACCAGTTGAACAACCTGGATCTGACAAAGAAATACGAGTCAATTAAGAATGGTGAGAAGATCAAGTTCTGCTACTTAAGGTCAAACAATCCTATCCAGGAGAATATTATTGCATTTCCTGGAGTTTTACCTAAAGAATATGGTTTACATCAGTATGTCGACTATGTTATAATGTTTGATAAGACCTTTGTTGAACCCCTTCGTCCTATTCTAGATGCTGTGGGTTGGACACCTGAACCTGTAGCATCATTGGAAGAATTTTTTGCGTAATGTATTCACTGACTGTATTCAAGAGCAAGTTTGACAACAAGACCCATCGTCGTATGGATTTTGATTCGTGGGACAAGTTTGAGAAGTTTTTATATAAATTATCTGAGAGGCCACTGGAGGGCAAGAAAGATGCTGAGCTTATATCACCGGCTACTTATGTACATGGCACAACACGGGCAAACAAGAATGTCGTTGCTTGGGGATCTTGGTGTGCTGTTGATGTTGATGATCATGAATTTGAGGGAGATTTAGAAGATGTTCTCCGTACTCAATTTGGCCATTGGAATTTCATTTGTTATAGTACTGCTAGTTCTACTAATTCTCTACCGAAGTTTCGGTTGGTATTTCCAACTACGGAAGCGGTTGAGTGTGATCGAATCAAACATTTTTGGTATGCGCTCCAGTCCGAAATCGGTTCAATCGGAGATAAACAGACTAAAGACCTCTCTCGCATGTATTTTGTACCTGCAACTTATGCTGGTGCTAACAACTTCATATTTAGTAGTGGACGTGGTAGACCTGTTGATCCTTACGAACTAATGGCTAAATGGGAATATAACAACAAGGCAGACAGTAAGAACTTCCTAGATCGTTTACCCGATGCATGGAAAGAACAGATCATTGAATATCGTAAAGCCAAGATGGACAACACAGATGTTGTATGGTCAAGTTATCATGACTGCCCATTTTGGCCTAAGAGTTTAGCAGCACAATATATAACTATCTCAGGTACAGGATGGTATAGTCAAATGTACCGTATAATGATAGCCATAGCAGGTAGAGCTATAGAACGTGGTTATCCAATAACAGCTAATCAAATAGTGGATATGTGTAGGCAGTTTGACAAAGAGACTGGTAACTGGTATGAGAACAGGCCAATGGAGACAGAGGCCAATAAT